CTCCAGTTTTAATTTCATTTTACGCGGGTATAAAAATGTCACGGGGCGGGCAGTACGGCAGGCGAGCAGCGGCAGAGATTTGATCCCCCCCTCACCACAAATGATAATCATTATCATTCACTTCGAAATGATTTCAAATGAAACTATATCCGACCTCAGCATATGCTATCGAAAACCATTATCATTTGAGCCTTTCACGCGCCGTCTTGGCTTTGTGACACGGCCAGCATAACGACTGAAGGTTAGACGGGTCATCAGTGCCGCCGTGCGCTAGAGGGATGATGTGGTCAACGCACTTTGCCGTGGTAGCTATCCCTTTCGGCAGGCATCCCTGACACAGCCCTTTGTCCCGAGCAAAGATAAGGGGGCGCATTTTCTCCCAGTTCGTGCCATATCCTCGCTGGTGGCGCGTCTGTCCGGGCTTGTAGCTTTTCCAGCTATCACCTTTGTGCGCATCACAATAACCGCTTGGGTCAACAGTCGTTGCCCGGCAGCCACGAGACCGGCAAGCCTTCGGGGTTCTTGGTGGCATATTTCACCTCTAAAAAACCACCTACAGATGGCCATGTTAAATAAGCTTATCCGTGATGAATTCACGCTTTACAATCAATAGCTTAAGAATATTTATTAAATTTCACAATGATGACTGCCTTTTTGCCTAAAGAAACCCAAACCTATGCCGATAGTGTTTTTTTTAATATTGGAAAATCTATGTTTGAATTTCTTGGAACGAATATTGACCTAGGTATATTGCTGATAGTAATGATCATGCCATTGTTCATCTGGGCTAGCTTAAACAATCAAAAGTATGGAATGTTTATTTACGCCAATAAAAGAAGAAAGGATGTATCACTTCATTTAAGACCGTGTAAAACGCCAAGAAACCCCTCTGGCTCCCCGCGGATCATGTCCTCTTTAAGGAATGTCATAAGGGAACTAAAACGTAAAGGTTATGAGAGCGCCACGTTCGAATCTCATCTGATTGACGACCGAGCAATGCAGATACTTCAGAAGCTGGCAATAAAAGAAAATGTTGTTCTTTTACCTGCTGTTTATAAACATACTCCGTTAGTTTTCAGGGTTATCATCCCTTTAACTACCCTCTTCTGTAAAATAAAGCTCATGTCTACAAATAAAATATCGGCGGTAGTAAGATTTCAACTACAGCCTGAAAGGGATACAAAAATCTTCCTTGGCAGTCAGAAGGGGCTGTGATTTTTACTCAATCAACCTTGCGGTAAATGACGTTTCTAATATATCCCTGAAGGTATTCAATCACTTCTCTGTCCTTAATCGCGCTGGCTCGGAGATCGAGAACAGCGCGTCCACCTTCTGGCGTGAGGTCGATTTGTGTTGCATCGCCCATGCCGCCGGTGCCGGAATGCTGGCCTGCGGTGAGCTGACAGGTTGCAAGGTTTGCTGATGCGATCCGCACGCTGCGAGTGCCAGCGGCAACGTCAGCGCGCAGAGCTTCATTTTCTGCCTGAGCATGAGCTAATCCTTCGGTGAATTTCTTATCCAGTTCGGCTGCGGCTGTCTGCGCCTCAGCGGTGCGGCGGTTCGCGGCAGCCAAATCAGTAGCGGCTTTGTCGCTGATGCTCTTCATGGTGAGAGCGTGGGACTCTTTAAGGCTGGATACGTCTTTATCCCAGCGCATGTCCTCAATCCACCACGTCAACCCAGCGGCCACCAGCCCAACTATCAAGAGCAGGGCTTTTGAGTTCATATCGCCACCCGTTCTTTCACCCAGCCATACACAAAGGCTTCATTCGCTGCTCTCTGCTCTGCCAGCTCTAAATAACGGCTGCCCTGACTGCAATTGAGTGCTTTAAGTAAAACTATCTCGCCCTCTTTGCCGCGAGACGCAAGGAACAATTTCAAAGCTGTTTCAGTACGCGGTCCGATCTGACCATCTGCGATTAAATCTGGATAAAGCTTCCCTTGAAGATTGAAAGCGTTTAACCAGCGCTGAAGCCATTTACTCGGCACGCTCGGCCCCATGTTTACGCCGGTATCGCAAATTTCAGCAGCAATAACGGGTGACTGATTTGCTATCAAATCAAACCGTGGACCTGTCCAATAATCAGCGGTGAGGATGGCGAGTGCCGTTTCACGCGGTAGCTGTGACATGCTGCCCTGGTAACCATGTGCTCTTGCTACCGCTTCGGTAATTCCCCAGCGGGTAGCGCCGCCTTTATCAGCCGGGTTATTAACGTAGCCGCCCTCTTTACCAAGAATGGCATTAAAGATTTCGTCTTTGGTCATTGGTGCCTCAGTACGCTAAATAGCTTCGCGACGTTGCCACCCGTTCGATACACAGCAACACAGATGATTGCGTTAATAGCGAATGCAGCCCAGTGCGTGCTGTTGTAGTGATCAAACATGAATCGGAATGGAACAGATGCATAAGCGAGTATCAGAAGGTACGCCAGCCATGAGGCCCACGACCGATGTGTTGCGCCGTTCTTCCGGAAGAAGCTGAGACGAATGACAACCAGGCTACAAAGCACAACGTTGCCAATCACCAGCGGGTCATTTATTGCCATTGCTCCCCCTCAACCGATCAATCAGTGATGTTGGGTTTTTTGCTCTGTTGCTGGCGAACGTCAGCAGTTGCACGGCGATTGCCGCGATGATCAGTGCACCGAGAGCATCCAATGGTTTATCGTTGTATCCGAGCCACGTCGTCAGCTTTGCGCCCATCACGCCAGAACCAAAGAGCCCGAACATGAAGGACACGCAGAAGTAAGAAGCCCGCCGGATCATGGTCAAATCAGTTGCCGAGGTGACATAAAACATCGCCCCAGCAAACGAACCAAAGACCACGCCATAATCCAGACCACTTACCCATCCGAATATGCTGACACCGGCAAGCGCCACTGTTGCGCCAGCAGCGCCGGACAATGGATCAGACATTGATAAACCCCTTATCGCTGTTGTTGTCCTCACAACCGAATTGAGGGCATAAAAAAAGGCCGCCCATGCGACCTCGTAGATAAATATTGAAAGTTATCGATTTTTTGGTGGCGGTGCTGGAGTAGGTGCTGGCTTTAAATAGGTGCCAGCCTCTGGCGCTGGGGGATTGCGATTTCTCGAACGCAGGCAGCCAGAACATTGGCATTTAGTCCCCAGCAACCTGATCAACCAATTAAGCATCGTAAGGCTCCAGAAACGACAAAACCCCGCCGGAGCGAGGTTTTAAGATTGTCTAAGTTTTGTGACTACGTGACCACTCTTAACAGATTACAAGATAATTTGCGTACGCGTTAATGATTTATTCTCTGAAATTTTGTATGCTGCAAATAAATAAGATTGTTGGAAATTTTCTTTATTGGCCCTAATTAGTAACACCTTGGAATTACTCTAAAACACACAATTAGCAATCTAAGGAATAATTACTCATATGAATGTAAAAAGCATTGGATTTTCCATCAAAAATCCCAACAAAAATATCTCAACAAAGGATGTTATTGACCGATTTATTGCACTTTCGGACAGTCAGATTTCTCGCATCGATTACGACAGAAAAATCATGCTCACTGAAGAAGATGATTTTTATACCGGCCTGGTACTTACTTTCAAAAACCAAAAGAAAAATTGTAAGTCTAAGATGGCAAATGGAAAATTCGTAGTCAAAGTTGAAGACTTGCAAGGTGATGAAAAACTTGTTCATTTCAATTTTTTTTGCTTAAGAAAGGACACCCTCAAAGGGCTTTATCTTTATTACCATGGTTCATGCTCCCTAAATTCTCTTTTCAATCATCTTGAAAGCAAAAGTAATGAACACATTCGTATCTTAATAAATAAAGAAACTAAAGCATTAGGCGCTCAACCATCTCCAAAAGAAATTGCTAAAATCAACAAAAAATACGAAGAACGTTTCGAGTATGAGATTATTGTTGACGACACAAACTTAGAAATAATGCTTGCAGAATTTAAAGAAATAAAATCCGCCACCTTTAAGTTTTCATCCCTTGCTTTTTCGAGCAATGAAATGCTTGCTGTTGAGCAATTTGCAAAAAATACTGATGTTACTTTCAATATCACAGCAGCAGACAAAACTAAAACATCTCCTATCGCAAGAAGTGTAGTGAAGGCTATAAAATCCGCCGGAGGGATATTGAAGGGAAAAGTAGTTGCGAAAGACTTCAATAACCACGAGCGCATTATCAATTTCTTTAATTGCCCTGCTTATTTTAGTGAATTTGACTTTGATCTTATGGCTGAAAAAGTTGATGGTTTGACTAATGATAATTACCACAAAAACCAAATCGTTGCTATAATAAAAGAAGAGATTTCAATCGGAAAAAACAAAGATAACTTTAATTAAATGCCATATCAGTGGGACACTCCGAGGGCAGATTACTGTTCTCGTGATTTTCTCATTGTTATTCATTTCTTTAATTTCTTTTATTTACAGCGACAATGTTGTAATCGGTGATCATTTCTTTGAATTTTACCAAAAAAATCTTCGCGGATACCTTTTTTCTGGTTTTATATCTGTAGGTTCCTTCCTGTTATCTTTACACACTTTTGTGATAATAAATCTTAGGGATAAATTATTCAGCACTGAACCCTACAAGCAGAAATTTGCAAGGGCTAACAAAATAGAAGTAGATAAGATTCAAGAGAAAGATTTATACAAACCATTAGACCGCTTATCATGCTTTTTAAACCTGTCTATATGGCTTTCATTTATTACAGCTATCGCTCAGTTTACACTGGGACTTGCAAACTACACTCCATTGTCCATAACTTGTATTTGGCTTGCTATATTAACATTAACGTTCATGCTTAACTCCCTTATCCTCATTAGGGAAAACATTAAATCAATGTTAATGCAAAACAAATAAGGCTGCATTCGCAGCCTTACCCTCATAGATTTAATGATTTAGCATCGCTAAGCACCCCGATATGAAGCCTTGAGCCGTTTGCATTTCCTTTCTAATGGTTCCATCAGAGCATTTTCTTTTCTTTGCGATTGTTCTTAAAGATATACGATAAATAAAGTGATCAATCACCAACGCTTGTTCTTCTGGTTTATACTTTAGCAATCTGGCAACACAACCATCAATCATAATTCCTTCATCATCACTGCATTGAGGTCGTGATTTTGTCGTATCAGGCAGAAGACCTTTAAATCCGGCCGCCACTGGGGAAAAGTAAACACTGTTATTGTCGCTGGCTGCCCATGCACCCCAAAGTTCTAAAGTCTCATGAATATCACGCATTATTATCTCCACACTTATTTTTGCTTTCCGGTAGCGATAACACCCATCGCCAACGCGCTATCAATGATTTTCAGCACCAGATCTGCCTGACTGCCGTTCTCTTCTTCCCAAGCTGGCGCATTCGCATGAAGCTTGTCGTGGCACCGTCTGCACAGCGGTATCACGAACATGTCATGCGGTTTTGTTCCCATGCCGCCCAGCCCATTTCCAGTGATGTGGTGCGGATCATCAGCCTGATTACCGCAACCACAGCACGGCTGACGTTTAACCCACTGCGTATATTTGGCATTCTCCCAGCGGCGGCGCTTCGGTCGAAGCATGTATGACTCGTTTGTCTCTGGATCAACAGCCAGATACAACACGGCCTTGACCGGCTCAGTGCGCTCAACCAGCACCTTCGCCGGCGGCTCTTCCGGCACAATATCGGACTCTTTGCCAACAGGCTTAATCGCGGCGGCCGGTTTCCAGCGCAGCGCGTGGCGGGCCGCTGAGTCCGGCATAACATCGATCACGCCGTTCATTAGCGCCCACCAGCACAACTCGTAAAAACTTAGCTGGTGGCCTTGCGGTAACTGAAGCGCGTTTATGGCGACCTTCACCACCCATTCCGCAAGATTGCAGGCTGCCAGCCGATCAAGTTCTGGCAGTGCAGTCTCGCGAAACTTGTGCGCGTGGTGCCAGCACAGGCGTACAGCGCTATTGTCGTAGTCCATTACGCTGAGATTTTTGTCGTGAAAACCTGAATTTCCTTTCTCCCACTGGCAACTCGGCTTGCCTTCAAGCCACTCTTTCAGGCCCCAAAGCCCACCAGCAGCGCGGATCACCTTTTCGTGACCGAAGAAAGCATGCAGGCGCTGATCATCAGCGAGGTTTTGGCTAACTGTCGGAATTTTACCGATCGGGAAATCTTTCAGTTCCTCAGGCACCGTCGAAATCAGCACTCGCTGGTGGCCGAATAAGCCCATCAACTCCGAACCAGGCTTGAATATCACAATGTGGGCGTCGCGCTGTGGGTATGGCGTTAGTAGTGCTCTCACGCGGCGTTCTCCTGTTTCTTACGCTGATCATCAGGCCACAGGCCCGCAACCGGCTGCACACCGGCTGGTTCAAAATCAGTGATCGTTAATTCAGCCCTTCCCAACTTAGTTACTGGCCCCCACTCAGCAAATATCCGCTTAATCTGGCTGTCATCTACCCAGACTCCCGCGTGTGTCAGGCTGTCGAATATCGCTTTGAAGAAATTATCCAGATCACGTTTAGCCCTGTTAGGTGGAAACAGAATTATCTTCACTTGCACATCTTGCTGTAATGCCTGCGGGCGGCGGCGCAACTGCTCGTAGACTGCGCCGATGGCATTGGTCCGGTAGATTCTCCCGCGTTCACTGATCTTTGCGCCCTTACCTGGTGAGCGCCAATAACCGTTCATGCTTGGTGGGAATGGCAGGATCAATTGCATGCAATATCTCCCGCTTTGATCAGACTATTAAGAACTGCGTCAGCATGTTCTCGCGCCTCGGAATAATCGCTGGGGGCAAGCTCCCCCAGTGGGGAAGCTGCCTGTAAAAAGCTCTTGTAGGCCTCAAGCCAAATCTTCTGGAATTGGTTCACGCGGCCACCTCTTTTGTGCTTGCGCACATCTCTGGAAGATTTGCCCTGACAAGCGCTTCGGCGAACGGAGGCGGTACAGCATTGCCACAGCGTGCGACCTGCTTGTCTTTTGCGTATTTCGTGCCTTTGTAGTCCTGATCAATGATGTACCAGCTCGGGAAGCCCTGCGCCGCGTACAGCTCATGCGGTTGCAGCATACGCATGCCAATATCAACTATCTGATAATCGATTCCTTCAACGGTGACCAGGCCGAAGCGGTCGTTGGTGGTGACTGTGTGCAGTGACTCATCCAGACCAACACCCTGCTTCTCGTTGCCATAATACTTGAGCAGGAAAGCGCGCACCTCGCCGATATGCAGACCGCCGGCCGTAATAGTCGGGGCTGGTTCAGTGACTGGCTGGCCGTCTTTGCAGGTACCGCGCAGTTTGATCAGATTGGAGGTAACCAACGCGTGATGATCGGTGGTAGTGACGGTGTGCGCCGGTGCATCCATCGCTGCGCCAGCGCCGGTGTAATTTCCGCCGAAGTGCTTCGCAAGGAACGCAGTGCATAACCGACTTTTCCCGCCGCCACCGGCAGTGATAGTGCCATTTGGCTCGTCAACTGCATGGCCTACGCTGTTGCCAAATTCGCGGGCGATCACCGGCGCAACAAGAAGGTGCTCAACCTTGCTTGTTACGGTGGTCAGAGGCTTGCACGCGTCATAAGCCATTCGGTCGCCGCCAAAGCCTGTCTGCCCGATGCGGGCAATGACCGGTGCGATAAGCGCTGAGTGGGATTCTTTCATCACTGTATGAAGCGGGACATCGGCAGCGCGAGGTTTACCCTGATACTCGGAACCGCCAGCGCCTGCAATGAAAGGTGACAGTGTTGCTTCAACCATCCCCAGTGCATGACCATTTCCGCCTGGTCTTTCAGAAGTGCCAGCCGTGATCGTAGATAATGGCTCGTCACATTCCTGCCCAGTCGCCCCGGTGCGGAATTTGGTGATATGCGGGGTAACGACCGCATAACCGTGGGTTTTAGTGATCATCTGAAGCGGTTCATTCATCGACTGACCACGGAAACAGTCATAGGCCGTCTTAGTGCTTGTATGATTGCACTTAACGATAAACGGCGTGGCGTTGTCGATAACAAACCGCTGAATGCCTCGGGCTATACGCTTCAGCGTGTTCTCAGCCAGCGGGCGCTTACGCTCGAAAATGCTCGGGCAAGGGATTGACCAGTCAATGCACTCCGCCGCGGTGCGCCACGGCGCTAATTTGCCACTTTGAACGTCCAGTGATTTCGGATCCGCGTGGCTGGCTTCCGGCCAGACAACTGGCGCGCCATCGCAACGCATTACCATGAAGAAACGTTTTCTGATTGTCGGTGCGCCGAAATCACACGCGCGCAGCTCTTTGTGATCGACAACGTAGCCCAAGCCAGCGATCAAGCGGCGGGCGTCGTCGCTGTTCACATCGATATTCAGCACTTCGCAGCACTCAGCAATTGCCGGATGATCTACAGCAACGCCAGTGGTGAGCATGCCGATGAACGCTGCGAAGGTTTCACCGGCACGGGAACGGTCAGGGTAGTTCGTGCCATCTTCTGCAGTGAGCAATGGCCCCCAAGTTTTAAACTCTTCGACGTTCTCCAGCATCATCACGCGGGGGCGTTTAGCCAGTGCCCAACGGATGACGATCCACGCCAGACCGCGAATTTCCTTCTTCACAGGCGCGCTGCCTTTTGCCTTAGAGAAATGACGACAGTCAGGACTGAACCACGCCAGACCCACCGGCGCACCGCCTGTAGCGGCAACGGGATCAACATCAAAAACTGACTCGCAGTAATGCAGCGTGTCGGGATGGTTTGTCGTATGCATCGCTATTGCGTTTTCGTCATGATTTATCGCTATATCTACGCTTCGACCAATAGCCATTTCAATGCCTGTACTCGCGCCACCACCACCCGCAAAATTATCAACGATGATTTCTTTCATGCTTTTTCTCCCATGACAGCAGTCAGCGTGCTGGCGGTATTGATGATTGCGGCCATTGGATAGCCTTCAATTTTTAGACGGTTGATGTGGCTACGCAGCTTGTTCTGAAGGTGTTCAGCCAGTTCACTGGCTGCCGGTACCTGCCCGAAAATCTGATTAACTTCAGAAGGCCAGACTGTGTTGCTGGTTTCATGCAGGACAACTGCTGGTGATAGTTTTTCTGCTTCTCTGCGGATCTGCGCTAAAAAGGCTTCGCCCTGCGCCAGCAGTTGATGACGTTGCACGTAGCTGAACGCCGGACCAGACCAAGACTTATCAAATACCGCGATCGCCGCGCCGAAACCTGCAGATGATGCTGAAGGTTCCCCTTCCCCTGGTCGGTACCAAGTCGGCAGATCAAAACCAATGCGTCCACGAATTAACGCGATGTGATCGGCGTGCTCCGGCCACCACGTTTCACCGGTCGCGGCTTTAATCAAGAAAACGTACCGGCCGCCCTTCTCCCGCATCTCTGCCAAATGGCTCATGATGTGGGTCATGCCTGTTATGTATTGGCCTTCGTGCTGACTGGCACGGGAATACGGTGGGTTGGCGAAAGCAGCGCCATTAAGCTCAGCAAGTCGTGCTGACCAGTCCTGAGTAAGTGCGTTGTCTTCAACGGTGTAAAACGCTGGGCATTTACTGTTTTCGCCATCACTGAACAGATCCAGAACAAACGGGCCAAACATGGCATTGATTCCCCAGAAGAGTTCATCGGGAGTACGCCACTGATCACCAACTTCTTTCAATTTGTGAGTTAACGCTTTTTTCTGCTCGTTGAGAGCTAATGAATATGAGTTGATCATGCTGCTTTCACTCCCTGCTTGCGCGCTGCGCACTCTTTCCAGATCTGGTTCCAGCGCGGCTGTGAATATGCGGCTTGCATGGTTCGAACATTGGCCTTACTCGCCTCAGCGCAAACCAGCTTTTCAAACGGGCTCGGCGCTTTGGTAACACCCACACCGGAGATAAAGCGGCGATAAGCCGCGTCACGCTCTGCGGTATCTTCAGAGGGGCTATTTTCAGCCTTGGCTTCGCTCGAGCACGCTGGTCGGCCAGCGGTATCCCATGCTTTGGCAGCCAGAAGATTTGAAGAGAATTTATCGGATGAGAAGATGGTCGACGGGTTCAATCCGCGGGCATACTTCGTGCCGAGCCAGCAGGCAACCAGGTGATCAACAACAACCAGCATTTCAGTTTTGGTGGCCGTAGCGTTGCGCAGACGAGCGCGGATGTGTTGCAGATTACCGTCAGTGAGCTCGAAAGTGACGTTGGTCAGCGTTGACAGGTGCTTAACGATTTCTGTCGCTTCTCTGGTCAATCGTTCAGAAATAAATTCCTCCCCGTCTGTCGGCGCAGCCGGAGGACAAAAGGGTTTATTGATCTGTTTGTTTTTATCTGAGTCATGATCTGTATAGAGAAAGGATTCCGCACTTTCGCGGTTTCCATGTTTCCGTGCTTCTTCGGTTTCCGTTCCGCGCTTTTGCGATTTTGATTCCGCATCTTCACGCTTTGGACTCCGCACTTTCGCGGAATCCAAGTATGACGGGAATATTTTGGAGATAATGGCATCGCCATCGATACGATAGTGCGTTGTAGGCGTCCCGTTAACTTTTTTACTTTTGGTCTCGATAATGCCGGGGAAATACTTCGTGCAAAGCTTATTTGTCAGGCGTGATACCTGATCTTCGCTAAGGCCCTCTAAGTCTTCCCCCATTTCCTTATGGCTCTTATAAAACCAGCCGTCAGCAGCTGAAGAATCGACACCTGACCAGAATACAATTTGGTTTAAAATTGCACCCAAGACGTATGCCTGCTGATCACCTGCGAAGAAACGAATGTATGGACGTGGAATGACTATCGCATTCCGCTGTCCAGAAAGAGATTGAACAACGTCAAATGTTCGGATCATGCATCAACCCTCGTAAAGCGGGCGCGAAAGATTATTAACGGAGCTGCACACTCAAATTCATAACCATCGCGCATGTAAATAACTCGCTGACCTTCCTTGTCATAACCAGTAACGTTCACGACAATTCCTCGGCGATCCCGATATTTGCGATCGAGCTTTTGAATGTTTTCAATCATTCTCTGCCGCCTTACTTTGGCGAGCCTTTTTTCCGGCATTGCAGAAACTCACCCAATTCTTCTCAACCACAGAACGCTCTTCAACCTTGTGGTTGTCCGCCTTACCCGGCTCACGTACTATCTGCACATACACAAACGGTCTCAGTGAAACACATTGAAATTGCACTGACGGTCGAACGCGGTTTACACTGTTCATGCGTTATTACTCCACACTGTTTAATTGCGCACTCGACGCTCGGGGCTGCACACTCCGAGCGTCACCCTCTCCGAACAACATTTCTGTCACTACCATGATTTCTGCCACCAGCGACTGAACCCGATAGCCCTTCACACGCATACGCTTGCTTTCATCACGATCAAGAACACCATCTGAGGTGAATTCGTTGTGCGCCTTGGCAAAGTTGCCGAGCGCTGACAGCAGTTCGTTGAATTTGATGAGAAGCTCTTCGTTGCCCATTTGCTCAACATCGGGAAATTTCACGAAAGTACCGTTATTGCGGCGGCACATAGCTTCCGTGATATCCGAACGGCCAGACACGGATTCCATATTGATTGCCATACCTAACGGCACCATCTGTCCGCCCACCTGCCGTACACGGTTGCTCAGCGAGTTGTACGTTCCTGCTTCTGAAAGTCTCAGGGACATAGCCTCATAACCACCAGGGAACGAGGTGATCAGCTTGTGCATCGCGCCGGTGATGTCATCTGGTGCTGGAAAGTTCTTGTTATCCACAATGAGTTACCTTTTGCTGTGGTTTTAATCAGGCTGCCGGTGCGATAGAGTTCAATTCGGGCCAAATTTTCTGCCAGTCATCTGGATGCAAATCCTTACGACTAACTGATCCATCGGAACTTGATTCGATGAGTACTGACAAAGCAGGACCTAATTTTTGCTTCTTGCTAATAGCCTTTCTTAGGTATTCAACCGATGTGCAGCATTTAGTCGCAAAGTCTCGCTGTTCACCGATCGTCAGGGCGTTGAGATAAATTCTAAGTGTGTCCATGTTTCCTCCTGAGTTAGTCCATGAAAGTATACTTACAAGTAAACTTTAATCAATACTCACAGGTCATTTACCTGTGAGTAATTTTTAGTAAGATGCGGGTATGAAAGCAGACGATAAATCCCAAGTATTTGAGTGCCGCCGACTAAAACTTAAAGAGTTGGTAGGACGCTTTGAAACGCAGAGAGCCTTTTCTGAGGCTACTGGCATAGATGTGACTGTAGTTTCTAGAATGCTTTATCCAGAAGGTAAGGCAGGCAAGCGCAATATTGGAGAGCAGTCAGCAAGGCAGATTGAAGACGCCTTAAAATTAGGCCGTGGCTGGATGGATGGCATTTCCCAAGAAAACAATAATGTTTCATTTGCTGGCTTTAATGAGCCGGCTGGAAGTTATCCTGTAATAAGCTGGGTAAGTGCCGGTGCCTGGTCCGAAGCTGTTGAGTCATATCATCGGAAAAGCATTGACCGTTGGCTCGAGACAACCGTGGAGTGCTCTGAAAACTCCTTTTGGCTTGACGTGAAAGGTGACTCAATGACAGCGCCAGCAGGGCTTAGCATACCTGAAGGCATGGTGATTTTAGTTGATCCGGAAGTTGAAGCGACTAACGGGAAACTAGTTGTTGCTAAAATTGAATCCGACAATGAAGCCACATTCAAAAAATATGTCGTAGACGCGGGCAGGAAATTTTTAAAAGCTCTCAACCCTCAGTGGCCAATGACAGAGATTAACGGTAATTGCAAAATCATTGGTGTTGTAGTGGATGCCAAAATTGCAAACCTACCATAGTTTAACCAATTGATTTTATAATAATTATAAGGCATTTCAGTTAATGGCCCTACTCTTCGTAGCTGCGCTTCTTGGATTAATACCTGCCTTTATTGCCCAAAGCAAGGGCAGGTCTTTTGGTGCCTGGTGGCTCTATGGTTTTCTGCTTTTTATCGTAGCGATCATTCACGTTTTGGTAATCCCTTCAGACAGCAGCCCTTCAATAAACTCTTCCGATAGTCGTTCTTGCCCATTTTGCGCTGAGCCAATAAAGCGGCAGGCTATAAAATGTAAGCACTGCGGTAGTGAGGTTGTGTCAGTCCCTGTATTGCAAAATGAGGGCGATGGTACTCAAATATCTTGGAGAAGACTTGCAGCACTTGCATTAGCCATTTTAATAACTGGCCTTATTATTAAGACACTTGGCTTAAATTAACCACAGACTGCCCTCAAAACATTTAAGCCCTCTCTATTCTCTTCCTGAACCTCTACATCATCATCTCTATTAAATTCAATGATCCGCCTCAGCAGCTTAGTAAATAAATAAACAATAATTTCAACAATTTAAAATCATAATGCCGAAAATTTACTTTGGGGTATTTACTTGCCATTTACTTGTGAGTATATTTTATTTCATCAAGTCCACACAACGGTAAGAACACTGGCGGTGAGGACCCTCAAACCGTATCAACCAGTGATGCACAGTTTGACCAGTGTTCTTTCCGTTGTGATGTGTACGAGCGTACTGCACCGCAGGCGGGAGGAAGACTGGAAATCGGCTGGGCGTCCAACATAACGCCAATACCAAAACCGAGCGGCCAGAAGTAAGCAGGTGTAGCGCCCTGGTGTCACAACCCAGCACGAACCGTTGTGAGTTATCGCAACCTGAGTGGAAACAGCCATAGACGGCTGACAGCCGGAACAGACGGATAGACCAAATGAAACCGGATGAGGTCGATAAAATAAATCTCGACGTGGTGCCAGCCTCCCTAGCGTAGTGCTGTGACCGCTGGGAAAGACCAGCACACAACAGGTGAGAGCATTGCACCGGATATGTGGCATAGCAGCCCCTGATGCAAGTTACCGGCAAGGTTGTAAGGTCGGAAAACCGCACTCATGCCAAGCGGCGCAAGGTGGTCAAATGCAGTGCTCTCTCCGTTGTGGCAATAAGCATCAGGTGATGGCCGGGTTACCCTGCCCGGTGCGGTTTCGACTACCGCCGCCACACACCTAAAAATGCTGTGTGTAAGTCTTGGCGACTGTTCTTGATCATTAACCCAACACCAGGGAAAAAACAGTCAGGTTCAGTCGCCCTTTTTAACGCAGGCATAGATAAGGGTTCGTTGGCCCCGTCCGCGCGCCCTGCGCACTTCCGGCGGCCCTTATCTATGTGTGTGAGTGATTTTATTAAGCCCTGTGCAGGGGCATAAAACAGGAGTGATTAACGTGAAAGAACTTTGGTTTAAGTGTTTGCAGATTTACCGCATCAGCCGCGAGGTTTCAATCAATGCTGAATCGCCCCGGGGATCCTGGAGACTAAACTAGTAGTTAAAAGGAGACTCAAATGTCATCAAATCGTTACTCACCTGAATTACGCGAACGTGCAGTGAGATTAGTTTTGGATCACCGCAGC